TTCTTATTACAACAGAGATATATTGAGATGGAACCGTTGATGGTAGGGGCGAGGTTAGTGTGGCAGTCAATCTACCAACACCCGTTGATGGATCTGATAGTGTGTGCCTTCGACCGCTATTTGAATTTGAGACACCATCATATGGATTTCTGTTTCTGTAATTTTCTACCATAACTTCGTCACGATCAACAGAATCTCTAGACGTTGTTTTGATTTTAAATCCCCCAATAGCAAACATTCTTTGCATTTGGAATTCATCTTCACGATATCTATCGGGTGCGGTTGAGTTTGAAGTAAAACCAAACGTATCAAAATTTCCAATGGCATTCATTCTTTGATTAAGTACAATATCTCCTGTACTGATGTTGTGTGGAGAAATCATAACATAAGTACCACTAGCGTTGGATGGTATTCCACTAGCACCGTCGTATGCAATAACATGGGTATATCTTGATCCACTTGTTATCGTAGTTCCTAGTTCACTATCAAGGAATGGTTGGTATGTTGTATAAGAGAGTCTTCCAACTCTTCCACTAAACCCTGTGGTATCTGTATAATTTTTGGCGTTGTATGCTGATTGAACTACTGAAGATGGTCCTTTTAATGTAATCAAATTCCCTTGTGGGTGATCCATCACAAGTTCAGCGTTGCTGGAATACACACCTGCTGCAAGATTGATCGTTACCGACGCACCCTCTGCAATGTAAAAACCTTTAAGAAAACTAAACGCTTTTTCTATGGTTCGGAATGATTTTGTTGATACATTTCCGATGTTTGTATCTTTCCCCTTTGTGGAAACAAAAAGGGAAAGGTTTCCTCGGATTACCTTTTGATCTGACGCTCTTCTAGTTGTTTTAATTGATACTGACATTTATATTAGTTTCCTATTGTTTAACCGCCGGCGCATGGATTACAGTCACCGTTATCATCGCCCTCTACTGGTGGTTCTGCATCACCACCACTGAACAGAGTATCTTTGAACATTACATCGGCACCAACTGCTCCTATTTGCATTGCAAAGAGGTTGAATGGTCTGTTTTGTATATTTCCAGCCGCGAGTGTTGGTAGCGTTCCACCAGAAACACCCACTGTTGATACGATCTGAATTACTCTTGGATCTTCTGTGTTTGCCCCGATCACAACGATGTCTTTGTTATCAAACGTTGTTCCGCCGCCTGTTGGTCCGGGGGCTACATCGTGGTGTGTGAATGTAGGAGAAACAATAAAGTGCGGTTGTCCTGCGGGTTCATGCTTGTAGAATTCTCCAAACTTTCGAATATCATTGAACTGTGTTCCACTTTTTCTATCATTTAAGTTAATATAAAGTGTTGCTCCCGGAGCGTTCAATCCTGCACTGACACCTTCGTATGAAAGTCCCAATGCATTTTCTATGCTGTTAGCGGCTTCTGTTATTGTTCCAGATGCCATTCCAAGAATTCGTGGTCCAACCATTTGCGCTAGAGCAAAGTTTGCTTGGATATTTTCGAACTCAGAAAGATCAACCCCAGTTTCCAATTGAACATTTGAGACATCAAACGTTGCACCCGCATATACTATCGGAGATGGTAAACTTCTTTCCACCGCAGTTGTATTTCCTGCTTGGAGGTAAAAATTAAGTTCTGTGAAATTTGATCCAGTTATTCCTATTTCTTTTCCTGATATACTAGGAATATTGAAGTTTAGTTTGTGTCTTTTCCATTCATTCGTCAGAATAACTTCTTGTCCCTGAACAAAGACTTTAGATGATGCAGTATTTCCACGACCGAATTCATCAGCACCACCACCACTAAATCCAAAGTTCTGAAGAAATCCAACTCCAATTCGTGCATCCGCAGATGAGCCTTTTGCATAGAACGATAACGTTACTGATTCGTTTTGAAGTTTTCTGACGTTTGGAATTCTTTGACGCAGAGCAATGATTTGATCATTGTTACTTCCTGCAAAATGTCCCTTTTGTAATCGGTAGAAATAGTTTGGATTTCCGTCCACGTCACTTTCTCCAACATCATGAGGTCGTTTGTCTACCTCTATGTTAGATGCCGTAGTTCCTGCTGTTCCAGCACAGTATAAAAGATCCCAGTCGTCTGCTGTGTGATAGAAGAAAATTTCAGTGGCTGATCGTCCACCACCAATTGAAAACGTGCTACCACGAAGCCATCTAGCAAACGAAGCGTTTGAAATCTGGTTTCGGAGTGCGTCTTCTCCGAGGGATCCTTTGATGTTAATTGCTGATGAACTCATGTACGATTATCCTGTATTATGGTGTGAAACTTGCATGAGCTTCACCGAATCCCTGTGTTGTTTCTGCGGCCGTTGCTTTTCTGAAGTTAAGGACTCCAAACCTAGAGTCGGTGTTAACGGAATTATCTGTAGGTGCGCGACTAGAAAGGAAACTCACACTGTTACCAGTTTTAAGAACCTGTTCATTGAAATTTCCAGAAATCGTGTTCCCGACATCACCGCCGAGTCTTGTTGCATTGACCGCAAAAAGTCCATTGATGACAATATCAGCACCACTGTTATTGGTTATATTCATTTTTAATCTATCGGCATTAGCGGGTTCGGGTGATTGAGTCAAAACAGCTTTAACTCCAGTATCGGCAGTTCTTGTTCCTGTATGCCATGATGGGAACAATTCATGACTACCACCATCGTCACCTGCGCCAAGATTTATTGTGTATGATGAAGTAGCTGTTAGACTGATGTTAGAGATCGCATCTCGAACTGCTTTTTCGGTAACAAGGTTTGTGTCTGTAGCAGAACCAGAATCGGCAATAAAATCTTTAACCTGATTCACCACGGAGGAGCTACTTAAGAACTTCAGTCCCTTTGCACCAAGTGTAAGGTTAGCATTTGTATCAATTCCTGTACCAATCGAACCAACACCCGTACTTGTAGAGGAATCCTTTTGCACTTCGAGGAGCGGTGTTCCGCTGCTGTTCAGAACTTCAAACTTTGATGTACCTGATCCAACACCGTCTAGGTTCACCGAGAATCCATTAGCCGAGGTTGGACTTCCTACCTTAACTTTGGGTAAGGTTCCAGACGTATCGATTTGGAATATACTAGATGCATCTTCCTTGTAGTTTGTTAATAGTTTATATGGTTTAAATTTCTGTGGTGTGCTTGATGCGTCAAACATTGGAACAACACCATTTTCTGGTGTTATGTCAACATCAGTCAAACCAGTAAGAGGTATGGCTATTGATAAGCTATCAACCACTGCGGCAGAAGCAAGAGCAGTTGTCTTGATGATCCAGTTAATCCCGAGATATGGCTGAACATTGTTATGTGGTTCATCACCACCAGCGGATCCTGTGAGCGAAGTTCCAGAATTGGGATAACCTGAGTTTCCGCCCGAGGCACTTCTGTTTCCGCCTGTATCATTGTCGAGGTGTTGATGGGATGGCATCTCATCAACTGTAAGCTGATGCTTAAAGTCACCACCGACTTGACCCAGCTTGAAATCTCTATCCGCTGTTTGTACAGTTCCTTTGCCCAATGCAGCAGTTCCGATAGCAACCTTACCGCGAAGATCGGGTTTTCTGAAGTGTGTTATTGTAACAGTACCCAATCCCAGATTAATCTCATTAGTAGGTTGTACATCATCAGTCCCTGCAATAGAACCAAAGAATGTCTGAGATAGATTCGTAATAGTTGGGATTTTTGTTTGTTGTGTACCAGAAAAAACCGAATCATGTGTTTCGAAACCATTAGTGGTTAACTTTAAGTAATCGACATCAACAACGATGTAGTTGGATGCAGCATTTACTTCGGTAATTCTTCCCGATAGCTGTCCCTGTTGAATTTTCATTCCAACTTCAATTGCTGATGTAATGGTTCCAGCGACAGATGGTGTGAACTTTATGTTGTATCCATAGTTTCTTCCCACTCGATTATAGAGAGAAGCGAAGTCCGTAATGGAAAGTGAACCACCATCACAGAGAGACCATCCTTCTGGAATGTCAGTAGCTGATCCTGCATAGGGTTCTATCGCACCGACTGGTTGGATGCTGTCTAAATTTACTACAGACGATCCACCAATCACGGTTCCGACATAGTTGGTTACAACACCTGTGTTGCTTTCAGTTCTAACAAGAACAGGCTTAATTACTCTTCCTGCGGTGCTTGGTGGGTTTGGAGTAAGTAGTCCTGCGGTAACACCAGAAAGAAAGAATACATCATTATTATTAACTGCGAAACTTGGATCAAATCCAGCGATGCTGATCTCTCCGCCATATACAAGATCAAATGTGTTTGTAGTTGTGGATTCTACAATACCAATTACTTCAGCGTTGAGTGCGCTATTAGCAAGAGCAGCAGTATAAAAGTCACCAGAGATTCCTGTGGCAGCTTCTCTATTAAAACGGATAGCTTGTCCAGCGAGAAAACCGTGATTACTTTGCGTAATGACATTACGCATCGATTTACCATCTCGAAGACCACCCGTTAGTTTAATATGACTTTGTGCCAAAAATCTGCTCCTTTAGAGTATGTATGTCAAAGTTCTGCGTCTACATCCCAGCCCGTTGCTTGCTGATCTTGAGATCCACCGTTGTTCCATGTCAAACTTCTTTTACCTATGGTTGCGATTGTTGGTGTACCCGAACCAGTCAGTGTAGTTAGTCCAGCACGAACATTAGTTGTTAGTGGAACTTTCCTCATGGTTACTGGGAAGAATAGTGTATTTCTATCATTGCTATTAGTACCATCGTTCTGTGATAGATCAACATCTCTCCAGTAGTACCTCTGCAACAGCGGAAGTTCTTCTCCAACACTCAGGTGTTCGAACGGAGTTGCTCTTGATCCTTCTTCCAATTGAACTTGTGCAAGACTTAGAGTTCCCTTGTAGTAGTAGTCAGTTTTAAAACCCGTAACTAGATCGATTAGATCATTTCCCCTAGTCCCCCTTCTGACTGCGGTTTGGATTAAAAGAGCAATATAACTGTTCTCTATGTTACTTGCACCAAAACTGATTGCAGGAATAGATGTATTAATAATATACTTTTTCCATTCGGTTGATACTGTAAACGGCGCACCCTTGATGAATTCTTCAGACGTATCACTAAATCGTTTGAATGATACAAGACACGAACCATCAATAGAACCCTTTGCCCAGAACGACAAACTTACGTTCTTATTTGCTAGAGTTCTATAGTCTTCAATTCTTTGTTCTAGCGAATTGAAATCACCTGTCGTCAAGGCAGCTCTACCCTCACCCGCAACTTCTATGTAATATTTTGGAAAATCAGGAACAACAGATTGCGTGAGATCAAATTCTTGCCTTGTTACTCGTAGTGCTGTGGTCATCCCACTCGATGTTCTCTTCCATCTATCAGCAAGATAAAAATCGGCAGTAGTGGTATCAGCAACACCAGATGTCGCTCCTCTTTCCCAGAAGTCAAAGTTGCCGTTGAGAAGAAGGTTCTTGCGAGATCCGTATGACTTCTTGAGACGAGTGAGTGAATTGTCTACTACCTGACGAACACCAGTAATGAAAAGTTCAACGAGACCTCCTTGTGTGTGAGCCGCAGATCGACCTAACTGGAAAACCAATTCAGTCTGATCTGAGTTTACTGGTAATGTTAGAGTCAGTCTTTCTGTTCCTGCGGGATCATCGATTTCACAAACCTTTCTCCGTTCTCCATCTGGGAACTTGTAATATAAAGAATTACGAACTCGGGCATCACCGACAGAACATACCAACTTAAGTGTTACTTCTCTGATTAGCTCTGGGAATATACCATTCGTCCCTGCTGAGGCCAACTCATTTTTATCAATGATAAACTCTTCACTCTTTACGTGACCATTCACATTACTGTTAAGACTGCCAACAAAGAGTTGTGTTTCGAGAACACCACCAGCATCCGAGTCCTCATGAGAAGGTGTTCCTACCGTAACAAACTCACTGTCTCCTCCGAGGATCTGTGTTCCATCGGGAAGACTATTGACTCCTTCAGCACGAATGATCCAACAAAGTGCGAAGTATGGTGGGCGGTTTTCGTGTGCGCCTCCACCACCAGTGGAAGTTGTTGCCCTAGTTTTGTTCCCTACATCTGGATCATCATTGCTAAAGCCTCCGCCACCTGTGGTGTCGTTGTCGTATAATACATCGTGGGTATGGCTTGGCATTTCATCAATAGTCAGTACATGTTCATCACTACCACCAACATCACCGAGACTGTACTTACTTCCACCATCTTGTCCAACAATGAAGCGAGCCGTTAGATCGGGAACACGGAAAACTAAGCCAGGATCATCGCTCAGTTGATCAAACTGATGTCCGATTGCAACCAGCAGATCTGCATATCTTGTATCGTTAGTATTAATTTCCTGTCCATTACAAAGAAGATACCCATTTGGAATGCTGTTTGCACTTCCAGCCCATGCAACGATACTACCAACTGGAACATCAGACTCGGCAGTAGATCCTTCTATCTCGGAGAATTCAAACCCTCTTAGGTTTGTAATGACAGCAGTTTTTGTTCCCGTAGAAATGAACACTGGTTTGCTGATATCACCGGGAACAAAAGGAGTTGTTTCCAATCCAGTTGTGCTGATGATATTTGGAACTGCACTTGAGTCTGGGTTTACAAAGAATGTCTCTCCTATCTCAGAAGCGTTTATTGTATCAAGTGGAAAATCAATCTGACCGCTCAGGACAACTTCAAACGCTGAAGTGTTTCCACCCAATCCAATACTTTCTACGATTCCGATAACTTCATCCAAACCATCAGTAGCTTCTGCTTTGGCAAACGTTGCAGTATTATCTTTCACTCGAACGGCATCACCAAATGTAAATCCGTGATCGTCCTGAGAAATTCTTATCTTGTTGGAGACTAGAGCATTTGCTGCTTGTTCTATCTGAGAAACATCCCCTCCTATGAAGTTCTTAACTACTGCTCTGTCTGATGTAAGTCCAATAAGTACTGTTTTCTGAATTTGTCCTGTTGATTCTGGTTTGACTCCATCAATCTTGCCAGCAGCAGTTGGTGATACGAAGTATGCTTGTCCCGCAAGTAATTTTCCACCATCAACAGTTACTGGGCTAAAGTCTCCTACGATTTCACCCGACAGGGAAAGTTCAAATCTGTTTGTACTGTATACCTTGGAAACAACACCAATCACTTCTGCTGTTGTTCGGTAAGAACCTCCACCTGCAAGTGCTTTCGTATAAGAACCATTAGAGTTTATGTATACAGGAGTACCAAAGCTAAGTCCGTGTGCTGCTTGATCAATGGTGATTTTGTTCGCACCATTTACGATTGAAACCATTCCGTCGTCTGCAATGGCAATTGCATCCGCAGAATATCCAGTTGCGATATCTGTATTGACTGCACTTATTACTGTATCATTACCAGCACCACCTCCAGTGGTTCCAGCCCTGAATCCAAATTTCACACCCTTTGGTGCATCACTACCAGAGGCTCCACCCGAAACACCTGTTGCAATTCGAACACCATCTCCTGCTGATATAATACTTTTTCCTGAAGCAAAAGAAAGGTTTTCTGAAATATTGAAAGCAGCGTTTGTGTACTTCCAAAGGAATTCTTTATCACTAGAGGTTCCCTTGATGATCAAACCACCACCAGAAGCACCACCCGAGTTGTCCATGATGTCAGCGTCACTGGCAGCAGTTGCTGTCGCACCTAGAATTAAGTTATAATCATCAACGCTAAAGTCGGTGGAGTTAATGGTCGTTGTTGAACCATTAACTGTAATGTTTCCGTTGAATACAAGATCCTTTTGGATAGGGGAGTTGAGTTCAATGTGAAGAGCGCCAGTGCTATCAGCACCAGCAGAAATACCATCACCAGCAGATCCACCTGCACTGAACGCAGAGTAAATCTCTAATCTATTTAATTTGTTGATGATACTACTGTTAGTTACGGTGAACCACTCATAGAAAGTATCACCTAAAACGAGTTCTGGTATATCGTAACTGTTTGTTTCAACGCCCATCTATCATTCTTTCTAATAATTTTGTTATAGAATGCATTTCATCCTTTAATGTATTTAGCTCTTTTTTAAGACCTATAATTTCATTTAGCATCTTTGTTTTAGAATTCGTTTTATATAATAAAGCATTCGTACTAGAATCTCGAATTAAATCATTTCTATCTTGTATTCTTTCCATCAAACCTCATGCTCCAATGCAACTGTTCTCATGGATTTTACAGTAGGAATAACGGTGGCATCGTCCGAGTAAAGACAAATTTTCACAGAGAAACTTGAATATATATTTTGTGCTGTAACATCAGATAGTCTAAATTCTTCTGTTACGACATCAGAATTGTCGTTTGAGAATTTTTCAGGATTCAATCTAACAAGTCTTCTATATCTGATAGTATCAAAGTCTCTGGTGTCTCCCACTTTTCTTGATTTCACGTATACTTCAATTTGAGTATTTTCTGGTTTGACCAATTCTAAGAAAACGTGGAAGTCATTAGCCACATTGTTGTTTAACAATTCTACCTGTTTCGATATGTACCGAACAGTAGATCCAGTTGAAGTTCCAAAAGCAGCTTCGTCGTCGTCAGTTCCTACGTTGTTATTGATAACGTTCTCAATATGAAGAAGCGAAGATGATTTAGTATCAATGACAGGAGAGATTTCATTTGTTCCATTCTTGAACGTAACGGAAACTGAACCAGCACTTCCATTTGCTTCAACTGACTGCTCAGACAGAAGGGAAATATTACTATTCTCTGTAATTGCAGCATTGTTGAGTAATGAGTATGTTACTTGAGTTTCAGTATCGACTGGTTTATGAATATGACTAATGAATCTGGACAGATGTGCTTTGTGTGTACGGCTTGTTGAGTTTGTTGCAGAGAGTGTTACTGTCTTATTTCCTGCTGTATCAAAATCACATCGACGTATGCTAAACATCAAGTCTTTGGTGTAATCTGGTTCTGCAATATTTGTATTCTGAGGTCTGAACAGCTTACCACTGTAAACCTGTTTCTGTATTCTATTCGAAACACCCTCAACCAAACTAATTTCATTTCCGCCAACTGTAGCGGTGTAAAGTTCATAGTCCTTGGAGTTTGAAACAGCACACAGAGCATACTCACCTGGCTCAAGATATACTGGTGTGTTAAACTTCACAGTCTTTTTCGCTATAGGTTGTTCGGTATTTACTGATATACTAGAAGGATATACCACAACTTCTGAGAATGGTACTATAGCAGATGGGTGTGGGTATCCATTATTTGTTGGTCTAATCTGGAATGTGACAGGAAGTGTGCTATCTTTCTTTGCGAAAAATACGTCAAAGTCTTGAAGGAATACACCTCTTGGATTTTCAGATTCATCAACAAAGAATGTCTGAGCAAAGGGATCAACCCACTGATACTTACTCGAACTTCTAAGCTCTGATTTTCTTATGTTTACGTTCGATGGAACAACGGGACTAGTTACAGTCTGTCTTCTTCTTATGATAGGTCGAACTGATGAGATACCCTGAGATCTCGTTTCGTAGATACCCTGAGAATGAATCATAATCTCTGATAATGTTGTGGCAGAATCATCTCTAAATTTAAGAATTCTCTTTCCTGATAAGAAGGTAGAGGTTGGTAGGTTGAATGTTAGTTGAGTAAGTTTACCAGAATCATCGGTTGTATTTACGCTTGTGAAATCTGTACCAGATGCATCTGTGATATACGCTGAGTTTGTTATCTCTACGTTGTCGATAAATGCCTTTATATTGGTGTTTGGTCTCATGTTTTCAACAGTTACAACAAACGTTTTTGCTCTCATATAAGGAACAATACTTAGATCTAAAACTTTACCCTTTAGAGTTTTTATGATATGATCTGGGAACGTTGTTACTGAAGTTGAAAGTTCGTCTGATTTCTGTTCAACACTTTTTGTTGTTCTTTGTAGAATCAAGTCTCGTTCGAAGTAATATCTAATTGAATTCAATGAATCATTTGAGTGAGGGATTGATAGAAGGTTTTTAACTTTGGTGTTATCAACTGATTTATCGCTATCAATACCAGACCAGATAGATTCCCAATCATTCCACTGCGTACCAAATCCAACTTTAGCATCATCATATGATGTTGCCAACCACGCATTGTTTTCACCTACGCTATTAGTTTTAATGGTAGGACGTTTTGTTTCATCAAACCATGTATCGATTGGATCGTCTATAGTAATTGTTCCTACCCAGTTTGTCACTTGATATGGATTTATAGACAATCGTTCGCTGGCTTTTTGTTGTGCAGCAAGAGTTATACCATTACTACTATAGTTTACTGTGAGTATACCATCGGAACTTAACGTTAGTCCAGCGGGAATTGTACTCGCAGACAATGAGTACGGGTATGCTTTGAATGATGGACGAAGTTCTTTACGTTGGAAATCAACAGAACACCTATAATCATCTTTTGACACGTCACCAATTTGGTGTCCGCTGAAATCATCTACAAGTATTGCTTTTTTGTCGGCCTCGAGTGATGTGTTTGATCCTCTGTTTGGGAAACTGAGTGAATCAATTTTTGCCTCTATGTTAGAAAGCGATCCAAGGACTTCTACACGTTCGAGTCTCTTATCAACCTCACCAATATCGCCCATTGTATATCGTTTATGTGCGGTTCTTTCTATCGCAATGTCGGCTGGGTTGTGTGTATACGCAGGGACAACCAACTTGTACAGGGTCAATGAATTTTCTAAATCTTCTGGTGCAGTTGGTTCTAGACTCGGGAAGCCTTGTAAGATTTTGAAAACTGTCGCTGTGTTATTAATATCTCTATTTAGAACCACCTTATCAATACGAGGTAGGTAGTAACTATGTGCAACCTTTAGAATGTCATTTTCTCTGGAGGAATTGAGCTGGAACACAGGAAGACATGAAGAACTAAGAGGTGTGTTCACGTCAGTGTCTGTTCCAGCATTTGGATCAGTTGGGTTTAGTCTTCTTGGTGCGTCACGAACAAATCTAAAATCTAAACAAGAAGCAAGAGAAACGGTTTTACCAGAAGTGTGACTTGTGAATAATGGGATATTAGAATAGTTTAGTTCTGGTGGATATGAATCAACAGTGATAAACCCAAACTCACCTTCGTGTTCGAAGTAGTCATAGGTTGCTACTAAGGTAAAGCTAAAGTTACCTGTTTCATCTTTGTATTTACTCTCACTGGTTTGTGTGAAATATAGTCTTGCATATTCGTATGAGTAATCTCGTTGTCCGCTGTCAAACAAAAAGTCTGATGTGAAATCGGTAGCACCACTCATAATCGACGTGATCTTATACACATCTGCTCTGTTCAATGCAATATAATATCTGCCAGTATTATCGGGTTCGTCGTTAAATACATCCGAGGAATCAAGAGTAATCACATCAGTTCTTGAAATTTTTCTTCTAATTCCATTTTGATATGAATCAGTGTGTTTAAATTCTACTGTAGCAATAAGACTATGTTGACCGTCAGGAAGACCTGTTATGGTAAGAACATCACCTTCATTAACAAAGGAGGCAGCATCGGTGTTTACTAACTGAGTGATACCACCAGAATCATTAGTCGTTATTACTTGATAATATTGTCTGACGAATTCATTGTCCAAACCACTAGAACTAATATCCCCAACAAAACTATAGTTACTTCCATTGATGGTAGTTGCTAAATTAATAGTTGCGGTTCCCGCTACCGAAGTGAATGCAAAACGTTTTCTTAGTCTGACATCAATGTCATTGAATTTTTGAACTGCGCTTCCTGTGTCTACAGGAAATACTAAACTATTGTTATCTGCTTTTACAACTATATTGCTGTTAGAAGATGCGGTTCCCAATCGAACATCTGTTCCATATCGTAATTCATACGTTCCTGCTCCCAGTGTTTTATTGGGAAGGAGATTGATGTCATGTAGATATACTCTAAATTGATTGAAGCCATTTCCATTGTTCATATAAGAAACAATATTTGCTGTTGCTTTAACATCATCACCTGACAGAATAGAAATGGGTAGTGGTTGTTCGATACCAGCCCCGTTAAACAATTCCTCAACGAATCCATCAATGCTTATTGTCACATTTTCAATGTAATCACCCAGATCAAATGGTTTTACTTGCGTCAAAGAACGTGATTCTGTTGTTCTTGCTCTAGGTAAACTCTTGAATTCTGTGGTTTGATTTTCGAACTCATGCCCGAAGATGTAGGCTTTACCAGAACCAATTGCTAACGTAACGTGATCGGTTGAAACACCATGGGATTTTACTTCAAGTTCAAATGGATCGGTGATGTATGAACCAGATTCGTCAAAGGTTCTTCTTGCTAAAGTTTTCTCTAGTTCAGAATAATCACTGTATATGGTTTGGTTTGTAATTATCCCACTGGCTAGCGTTGCTAGTGGAACGAAGTTATCTCTTTCTGCCGATGTGTGGAAATTTAGATCCAACACAATCTGGAATCTGTCGGATCCAGGCGCATTGAAGTTATAGTAGCCTCTTGCGGGATCACGAAGTGTATCATCTTCATTTGAGCCGATGTAGTTGTTCTGAATATCAAAACCAAAGACACCATCTACATTAGTATACCGTCTAATACCAGCTACGGTTGTTCCAAAAGAAGGAGTGTGCTGTTCTTCTGTTCGAACAAAGAATCCATTAATATAAAAGATTCCCTCTGTAACAGAATATAACTTTGCGGTTCCAGAAGTAGTAATATCAGTTCCACTACTAACAGTTGCTGTCGTGGTACACTGATTGTCTGCGGGATCTATAGATGAACATAGTATTTCACCTTCTATTAGATTAGCTAAAGAACCCTTTACGACTTGCAAGAATAAAACGTAATGAGGATCATCAGTTGTTGCTTCTTCAGCATGAATTACTTTTGCAACATTATTTCCGCTTGAAACTTCATAACCGATAAAAGATGAAGTGGGGTTGGTGCTAGTAACTCGTAAAAAATCTACAGTCTGGAATGCACTATCAGCGCCGTATACTTTGGAACCATCCTTAAATACGTGATTACCAAAACGTTCTATTTGCCCTTGTAGAATAGTTTGTAATTGAGTGAGTTCTCTAGCTTGAACAGAATAGCCAGGTCTAAATAGAATCTTATGAAAGTTTTTAGATTCACTGTAATCATCAAAGTATGGTTCGATGTTGAATAAATCTGTATTATATGAAGGCATCTATTACTCCCATTAGAATCCTATTAAAATTCTTATTTCTTCTCTCTGGTTTTTCTGTCGATCAATAGACCTTACATTCTGTATGTATAAGACTTCTCCTGAGCCTTGCACCAATCTTGGCTCGGAAATGCTAGTGACACTAAAATTATTTCCTTGGGGACTATGCAAAGTCTCTCCCGTACTGAATTTACCCAGAACATCAGTAAGAACTAAGGAACCAGTAGTTCCTGTTGAATTTGGTGTCCATGATGCGACAGTTGCCGTAGTTAAAAGTCTATTTGTGTTCTGTTGTGTCACACCCGCATCTAAAGCAAAATTATTTGAGGTCAGTGAACCAGATGTTGGTGCGATGTCTAAATTCGTAGTCATTCTGTATACTGGTGTTTCCGATGCGTCGATATAGACATTATTTCCTGAATCAATCCTTCCAATGAAAATATCAGATTCAGTATCCGAATTGAAAATTCCAGTTGTCACACCGAATGTGGCAAGAAGTTCACCTGCTTCTGACTCTAGGTTTTTATGATCATGTCGTTCCGCTCCAGAAACACGACCTATAATGTGACTTGTAATTCCAGCAGAGAATGGAACTGCTCCATTTTCTCCAGTGGCTGAAAGTCGAATGATCAATTCCTCTTCTACACTGTTCCAATCTTTAACTACACCTGTCGCGGTAATTCCCAAAGTGGTGTTGTATTGAGTCACAGTTTCAAAAAGATTAAACTCACCAGTTCCCCCACTGGTTCCAAAGTTAACACGAATAGTTTCTTGATCTGTGGATGGTAATTTAAAGTTTCTAGATGGATTTTTTAAAATTAATTTTCCAGTTTGTCCTTCTGTGGAAGGTTCCCACGAAGAAACCATAGCAACAGCCATTGTGTCTTTTCCATAAACATATTCGTTTGCTTTGAATGTTGCATTATCTGAACCTGCGGCTTGATAATTTCCACCACAATATCCATAAGGTTTTCTGATGTTAAGTTCTAATTTTCTATCGTATTCATTACCAGCGAGTCGCAAGCTGTTGTCATTTAAAATTGGGTTTTTAATTATCCCAAACTGCCTGTAATCGTTTACATTTATAATCTCAGGCTGACCTTCAACATTATCATTCAGAACACGAAGTATAATCTTAGACGCATCAAATTCTGTGATGATGTTCCCACCATGACCACTCTTTGGTCCTATATGAACTCTTCCTGTTGGAGCCGTTTGTCCAGAAGCAATTGGGGTTGGGAAAGTTAAAAATGCTTTTGTATAATCCTGTCCCGCATTTATTATAATGATTCCAGAAGTGTCCAGTGCTGCTTTTGCATTTACTCCATCACCATTTATCAGTACCTCTGGTAAGATTTTAAACTTACTATTTCCATCGGTTTCGGATCCAACTAAAGCATCCTGTAGCGAACTCTCTAGTGTCAAGATTTTATTTGTTGCATCATAACTAGAAATTCTTATGTTCTGTCCCTGTCCAGGCCCGCCACTAACATAAAACGTATAGCCAACATAACTTGATGATGCACTTAAAGTATTTGTATCGTTTGGATTTAACTTGACTTTAGTTGAACCAGCAGAAACCGACTGAAAGACATCTCTCGCTGTAATCACTGCGTCTGTGTATTTGGTTGGTATTGAAAGACCGCTTATATCAATTTTGTATATGCTTCCATCAATAGCTTTTTCTTGTACTTCATACTGTAACGTTGCCGTGGTGTCTTCTGATTTTTCTCTAAATCCTATCGGGACNTATTCTTCTGTGAGGAAATCTAGCTGATCGTCTGTNAATGTACAGAGAAATTTCCATTTGTAATTATCACTGGTTGTGAATATGGATGTTCCTGTTTGTGANGGNGTTATCGTAGAAATTCCACCGTTGTTATTTGAAATACATTTGTATAGCGAAGTTCCATCAACAAGAACATAATATTTAACAGTGCTATCAGGATCATTCTGATCGGAAGCATCATCGTATTGAGTGAATACTGTTCCTGACGACCAATTGATTCTAGGAATTGCAAATGATATATTTCTAGAGTCTAGTCGTATCGCAAAGAGTCCGTTTCTATAAGCAGAAAACTTTTCCGAAACAGAATCAACAAGAGTGGGAGGTGTTGTTTCGTCCGTCCAAGGTGTTACTTTTCCAAAAAAGAAATAGTAATTATCATCAGAAATAGGATCTAATTGTTTCTTTAGACTATCAGCAAATACTGATCTAAAATTATTTTGAAGTGCGTCTGTTAATGCCATTTAAAAAACCTAACTATTATTCGATTCCGATGTGATTCCATATGGAATGCTGTAATATTGTCCATGTGTTGCACCATCAGCCGTTGATCCAACGTAGGGGAATATGGGGGATGTCCATGTAGAGTATGTAGGATTAGAATGGAAATGCTTCCCTATATTTAGGAAGGTAAATTGTCTAGTTGTCAATGCTCCAAATGACGTACCATGCGATATTCCCGCAAACCCTCTTGAGTTTGGATGATGATATATTGGGAAAAATGCTAACCCAAGAACTTGTGCAGAAGTATATCCTTCTGCGGCAGTGCTTCCCAATGCAGCAGTACTACCGTTGATACCAACAACATGAGCTGTGATTCCACCTTCGGGTACAGTTCCTATCGTATTACCATATGTTAACGTGGATCCCAACAAACTATTTGCAGTGACTCCAGTGAAACCAGGCGCAAAGCCAACGGGATATAGATCCACGCTTGTTCCAGAAGTGGAGTTGTTTGATCTTAGATCCTGAGTCGTTCCGAACGTGTATGGAGTATAGTTTCCTATTACTGAAATTTCTTGTTTTTGTAGTTCACTATGAAACGGGGAATCTGAACTAAGTGTATCTGATAAAAGAACATCACCAAAAAGTTTAAAACCTGATGGATGGATTAATGCTTTTACCGCATCACTATATTTTTGAAGTGATAGTTTTGTTTTTAGTACATAAGAGAATTGTTGATAGTAATCATTGTCTTGGAGTTTCTTACTGGAACTTAACTTACCTCCATCATCGTAATAAAAACCATCATACTCGGCTAGTGCGCTTGCGATCGCGGTTCCAGATGCACCATCTCCTGACTCGCTTCGAATTGTGAAGTTTGAATCATTAAAATAGTTAACTCCGTGGTTTAGAATTTCTATTTCTTTAATTCTTCCCTTGTTATCAACACGAATAACTTTTGCTGCCGCTCCTACACCAGAACCTTCATTGATAATAGTAACAAAATCACCTAGTTTATATCCCAAACCAGAGTTGATAACATTGTATTGATTGAAAAGACCAAACGTTGTTTCACTTAGTATTGTGCCATTATCGAGTGTAACTTTAACAGTTCGATTTGGAAGAAACGATCCATCGACGTTTTCTAGGAATAGTTCTGTTACCACAAAGGGAGGAAGATCATATTGAAGAACGTCAACCACACTAGCAGATGCTGTCTGAAACGAACCCGACGAATCAAACTGGGAAACGAACTTCCCTTTCATTTGAAAATCTGCGGTTCCATTTTGAGCAGTTGTACGAATTGATTTTTTCTCAATCCATCGACCACTCGATGAATCTAATATACTTTCACTTGGATAAAATACTTCGGCTATACTATTATAGAATGCATCAAAGAAGAAAGAAAACGAACTCTCAGTTCCTTTGACCGCATAGAAATCACGAACATTTTTTAGTATTGTTTTTCTGTCCAGTAAATTCCCGTCAGAATCTACTGCCTGTTCCTTTGGAAAATTACGCATAAACCTATCTTCAAAGGAATCAACAAAATCATCGAGTGTGTTTTCTATGTCATAGTAATCGTTCAAGAGGAGAGTTCGCTCTGTTGCGTTTCCTTCTTGTTCCATGAACTCATAATATGCTTGAATGAAAGCAACAAAGTTAGGGTGATCTAGATTGGTAAAATCAGGAACCTGACTTTCGATCAGAGGAGAAATACCATTAACTATACTTTTAGTTCTTGGATCTAACGAACTAAGCTGACCATTATCAAAAATAGTTTGACCAGTTGCGCCCCTAAGAAGAAGTGTTAGTGTCATTCAATCAGCCTACCTTATAGTAAATCTTCGGGACAGAAACCAAATTCATCTATGCATGTATTAAGAATTTCACAGAATCTCTGTCCGTCAGGACAAAATGGAGGATCGCCTTCTGGTGGATCGACTGGTGGATCGACTGGTGGATCGACTGGTGGATCGACTGGTGGATCGGGGTCGTCTACTTCACATGGGAACGGAATGCATGACGTGTTATCACCATGATAAATTCCATTGTTAGCAAAACAACTTGCTTCAGTTCGAATGTCACACACATCTCCTATGCAACATGCACCAGTGGGAACGATCGGAGGTTCTCCAGTGATTCCATCACCACCCTCTTCTTCCTCGACAACATCTCCACTTGTGTCATCCTCAATTGGAATTGTTGCAATTGTTCCGACAACTCCACCACCAGTTCCATAATCAAAGGAATCAGCGAGTGCGGGAGTAACGGCAGTTCTACTTAGATCTATTTGTGCAGTTTCGATATCATTAATATCTTGCGTGTCTACACTTAAATTGTCGGGTTGATTTTTGTCGTATTCTAAAATTTTATTTGTTGGTGCGAAGATGATATCTTCCCGAGGAGTGACATCAAAATTTATCACTCCATTTGACGTTGCGCTCACGGGTGAAAAGTTGTTTATGAAAACTGCACCAGAAGCAAAATCAATTGATCCTACTTTTCTGTACACTGTTATTCTCTTACCACCACGGACTTCATATATTCTAAGGTTTCCCTTCATGTCGCTGTCGATAGCGGCTCTGAATAATGTACCGTCTGCTTTTTTATATGCAAATTCACTAGACTGAACAGATGGAATTCCCTGTATCCCACCAAGGGAATCATGACTTGTGTTCGCTAATGTGTTATTATATTCTATAACATAGTTTGCTGTTTTGTTTATAGTTGGAGAAATTCTTTTCTGTAACTTAACATCAACATCGACATACAGAATAGAGTTTTCTAAATTACGGCACAGTGCTTCAAGTTGGTTAATGTATAGGTGTTTACCAAACTTACTCAATTCTGATGTGGCATATAATGTAACGTAAGCTATAATCAGTGCTTTAATATCCAACATTGATCTAGTTGTCTTTGTTGGTTCATATGCTGATTTTACAGAGAACATTACATAAGTGTATTCTGGATCAACAACTTCAGGAAGTATACCAACAATATTTTTTGATTTGAGGATATTGTTTTTAATATCGCTCTTTTCTTCTTCCGTGAGTGTAGTTGTTGTTTTTGGTTTTACTGCAATAAATACTTTACCATACTCTGGTGGATTTAGTTCCTCTCCACCATACACGAGTACATCATCTGCATCGCCATATTCATTCAAGACAAGAGATCTGTAATCGTTTTCGGTTACTGCTCTGTTTTGAGTTTGATAGAAAAGGGGAGCGTTGAAACGAATGCTATCTTTAGTCTCAATTGCAGCTCCTCCTGCCGCAGATGAAACCACAGAGATTGTTCCGTTTTGAATGGGAGCAGTGAAAGTTCTATTTGTTGTTGTGTCGGTTTTTCCTATTCCATTTACATCTGATCCAGTTGTGGTAAAGTAATCTATGAGTACAACATTGCCATCTTCTAATTTCTTACCAATAACACCATCTCCGAATTTTATCTCATATAAACCGGTAGATGATACATCTAAGAAAAAGGAATTGCTTGTAGAATTAATTTTTGTTATATCAGAGACTTTTGTCCACACATCGTTCTTACCACTACTATCAGTCGTTGACTTCAGGACTCTAACAGTCAGGTGATCGGTATCCACTTCAAGTGTGGGAATCACGAACTTGGTTTCAGATGTACTAGATGAAACATAGGATACTGAGTTGAATTCACCTTCATAGATCGAAAACTCACTAGAACCATAAGGAGCGGTTCCAGAAGTATTAATTGTTATTGGAGCCATGTTATAGAAGTAATATGGCACACTACCGACATTAGAAGAAAACTTTGTTCTGCCAGGTATGATCTTCGTGGATGTATCTGAGGATGAAAGTGAAACCGTGACTCGTGCTTCGGCAGCTTTCTTTGAGTGTGGCGTGTATCCAATTTGTTTTGCATGGGACATTACAGATTCTTTCTTGACTGCACTGTCCATGAACATTTCATTTGCTACCATGTTCGTATAGAATGACTGGTAGTGAGTGTTGTATGCTAAAACGTCTAGAAGAACTGATAAACCAGATCCGTTGAAATCAAAATCTTTGAACTTATCTTGACCTTCTAGGAAAGTTTGAAAGTTTGATCTGATCGCATTGAAATCTAGATCTGTTATTTGTTTTGTTTTATTAACCGCCATTATCGAGTTCTTTCGAGGTTAAGTGTTACTGTTGCCGTATTTCTAACATTCACAGGTCTAAAAACAATACTCACCGTAAACGAATTCAATTCGGGGACGGAAGTAACCACCACATCTAAAAGTTCCACTCTGGGTTCGTCTCGTCTTATTGTTTCTTCTATCTTGTTCTTAATCTTAATTGAAGTCACGGGTGTTGCCAGTTCAAATAAGTACTGATGTACTCCCGCGTCTAGTTCAGGACGAAACGGTCTATCATACCTTTTGGTAAGAACCAGATTTCTCACAGATCTCTTCAGAGCTTCCATGTCAGTCAATGTAACAATATCACCAGAGACTGGATGTGCCTTGAAGTCTAAATCTATATCTGAATATCTTGCCATTGTAATATATATGTCTTATTCCCATCGACCTTTTAACTTTTTATCATGCTCTTGGGATTGAATTCCATATGCTGATAGCCCTTCTTATTTGATCTCCACCTGTAATAGTAAATACAACACCATCTTGACCCTGATAATTACCAAATGTAAAAGATGGATCTTCAGTTGATTCTCGAACCAACCTCTTTGCAGTTGCATCTATTTGTTTATGGGAACCTCCTATTACTCTATCCAGTTCTAAACTAAAATACTCTTCTGTTTTTCTCAAATCTTCAAGTGAGAAATTAAAGGCTAACCAGTGTACTTGAAGATCTCTTCTCAAATTACGAAGCCGTCTACTGGAGTATGACTCTTCTCCATCCACATATGGCACAGGAGTTCCCCACGGACCTACGCCACGTAACGACCCTCCGATACCTCGCTGTTTGAATTTCGTTAGTATTGCTAACGGTAGAGATCTCACGGGAGTAAGACCACCAGCGAGGCTGTTCTTTGTGTCATAATTAATATAACTCGTAACCACTCGGACTGCGATATCCTCATATCTCAATATATCAGAAACTTCTTCCGTATACCGCCTATCAGCCTCTTCTATTGCTGCTAATGCTTCCGCACGAAGATCAGCAGTTGCTTGTTGTTCTTCATATTCATCTATGACTGTATCAACATCAGGAGCTGTATCAACATCAGGAGCTGTATCAATATCAGAAGCCAAAGGTTCATAATCACCACCATCACTATCATCACCAACTGCTCCCACTGCTACTACTTCTTCTTCCTCTTCGTCGGAGAAGAAGTCTTCTACATTAGATCCGAACTCAGATATGTTTGTCGCAAGATCGGCAGCAGCTTGTTCTGCTTGTGCCACTAACTGCTCTCCCTGAGACTGTAGATCCTCAAACGATTTCTCTAACTTGTTGACTGCATCTTTACCTTTATCCACGACACTATCGATCAACTGTTCTGCCTGTTGTTGTACTGATTCTACTATACCCTCGACACTCGCCTTGATATCATCAACAAGCTCTTCTGGATCTGGAATCAGTGCAGCAATTTGTTCTAACGATGGGGGAGATGGTAGTTGTAAGTCGGGAATAAGTCCTGCAATTCCAGGTCCAGCAATAAGATCTTTAATTACTTTCCCTGCAAGGCAAGGATCAGTCAATACCCCACTGAGTGCAGTGTTCGCTAAACCGTACTGATCAAGGAACGCCAACGCTCCAGAAAGAAACGCATCTTCCGAATTTGCTATGTTGAGGAATGACTGTTCTATTCCTTGAATTGTTGTGGTTATTCTTATTACTTCATCGAAGAATTGATTGTCGCCTGGATCAAAATCACCCGCACCGAATTGACCTGCAAATTGCACAATACCATCTAATACATTCTGTGATTCTTGTATTGCATTAACTCCAAACTCTTGCTTTAAACTGTTAAAGCCATGAGAGAAGTTGTCTTTAAAAATGTCTTCTGGATTTGTGGAAAGAGTAGCAAGAGCAGAATTATATGCACTGCCAATTCCTAAAATCCTACCAAGATCTGGTTCTCCATCTTGAAACCCACTTACCACACCACTGATTCGATTTGTTCTTTGTTCGAATTCGACGATAGAACCTTGGAAATTTTGTACCACATTTTGCAGATTACTGGCCCACGGTGCTTGGTTAAAAATAGGATCTCCAATGGGATCCCCATTGGCATCAGTTGGTTGGGAGAAAGAACCGATACCTTGTAATCCACTCACTGCCTCACTTATTGTAGACTTCACTCCACCAGCTAAATCTGCAATTGGGTTGCTCAGAGCATCCCCACGCAAAAAAGACTGGATGAAGTCGATCTGCTTGGGTTCTAGGACGCCTCGTAGGATAGCGCAGTTGTTTAGGGGAAAGTCACCGTTTCCAATTTGACTTACTACCATTTACACACCTCCTACATTTGGGGATCCAGTTATAGCCTTATGACCACACGAACATGAATTGCCTAGTAGAAGAATGGGTTTACCTTCGGCAGTAATGGTAGAAGAAAATTCTTGATTGAAAACTCCGACTACAATAGAGTTTCCGTGTCTGTGTGGTGCCGTAGAAGAACCTTGTACAGCAATAGGCTTTCCATTGACAAGAACAGAACTTCCTCCAGGCGACATTAGAATGATTGCTGGAGCGTTAGTGAGATCATTTATTCTTACTAGATTCTTCATTAATAACCTCCTCCACTGCCACTGCCACTACTACTGCTACTACTTCCACCGCTACTTCTTCTCACTGGTGTTCTTGTGACTGATGTAGTTTCCCCGAAAGAACCACCATCAACAACATTGTCATCAATGTTCGTGATCTTTACAAACGAACTTGACTTGTCTGGTAGTTGACCAGATACAGATTTGGTTACTTCATACAGTTCACCGTCATAGACAACGGTTGTTCCTTTTTTATATGTAATCAGCTTATTGTTTGAGCCTCTGAGGGAGAACACTCCACCAGAACTAGAAACAGCCGCACCGTTCATAGTGATATTCACATACGGAATATAAGACTGACACCAGTAGTTCTTGTTCGCAGTTGCTTTCCACGCAGAACAGTAAGCATTATTCTGATTGAACAGTTTACAGTTACCACATTTCTGTCCATCTGGAACTGCTTGGTTTATAGAGTTCTGGAATGCAGTGGGGAAGTTGCCAGGAATTCTCTTTCCGTTTTCGTAGGTATTACGTTGACTGTTGTTTGAATTGTTATCCACTTCTAATCTTCTTTCTTCTGGGGGTTCGCCGATGTTCTCGGTCTCAAGATCATTTAATGGAGAGTACTCAAAACTGTAGTTTGGATCTATTGGTACTGGAGTGCCTTGATCGCCCCCTTGATATGGTTCTCGATAAGTTTCGTCGTAATACCGAAGCAATAAATCTCGGTGATAATAATGATCATACAAATCTTCTGTACGAGCATACCAATATGCAAAGTGACTTGCATAGTCTCCCCAATACTCAAGTTCAAGTGCATTCAGTTGATATGCAAGATCGTCTCCAGGCAGCGCAGCGTCATCGTCAGCCGCACCCGCAAATTCTGTACCATTCAGTAAATATGTGTTGTGAATTATAGGTACAACGGGCTTCAGTTCACCATGCTCTTCAAATATGGAGTCACATGTATTTTTACTTCTCTGTACTCTTTCTCCATTACGTATTCTACTAAGCGCAATAGGCTCGTTAAATTCAAAATACGCATACTGATATAATGTAGGACTTAAAAAATCAAGAGCATCGAAGAGTGTTTTTCCTTGGTATTCTATAGTAGAGGCAAATACCTGCCTCCGACTAAACTTAGCAACGTCGGTACTAAATCTGGGATTTCTACCATCTCCGAATCTCCATAGTCCAAATTTTGCATTTGGCATAAATTCTCTAAGAATGTTTACTCTTCTTATCACACCTTCCACGAACGCTCTTAAATCTGACTGACTTGTAGTTATTAAGCCACCAAAATTTACTGGAGATTCCCAATCAAGAAGAATCCACCCTGTGGTATTTTCATTAAGATATGTGTTTCTGACTGCGATAGGATCTTCACCAAATCTTTCTATCCATGTTTGAATAGCGACATTGTAGGCACCATCGAGTCCCAGCTCGTCCACGTAGGCGGCATAGATCGGGTCATTGTTACTAAAGAAGGATTCCTTGCTAAGATGATCCCTTACCCATTCTCTCCATTCTTCATCTGTTTCAGCTTTCCAAAACTCCATTCCTTTACCCTCACGCTCTTCTGCCGTATCACCATAACAATACTCGGGTGGGCTGCCCTGTTTGCATTCATCACGCCACTCTTGACGTTGTGTCATGTACCACATTTCTTCTTTGGATCCATTTTGAATAAGAGAAGGCATCATAGGAAAACGTATTTTTCCACCAGCAATGGTTAAGGATGGTACGTATCCCTCTGGATTGACTACTGTACCATCATCACCGAATTCGGGTGCAGGAATTAGCTGCGGACAGTCACCGTGGAATTGTGTTTCTCCCATAACCAAACCATTTGGCATATAATACCGACCTCCGTCAATAACGTGTACATGAAATCCCTTTGATTTTTCGCCGTATCGAATCATATCAGGGTATGGACTAGCTGCGACAGCAGCGCGAGAAGTAGTATATAATGGACAATACCCACCAACTGAAAATGGACCATTTTCTCCCCGATTATTTCCAGCAGAACCGTCAAGTCCTGCTCTACTATTAGAACCACCAGATCGTTGCTCTGGTGTACTTCGGACTGTAGGGGAAACATAGGTCTGTTGGCGCGTCACGGGAGGCGTAGACGCTGGTGTACTTCTTGGTTGGGGCGTTACAGGAGGCGTAGACGCTGGTGGTGTACTACTCGGTTGACTTGATCTATTATTGTTATTATTATTC